AGCTCCTAGAGCTCAACAAAAAAGAATACAATAAAGATTATATACATGGTGGTATAGAAACTAAAGACGGTATGCGCAAAGTTGCAAGCATCCCTCTTATCATCATAGAGAAATGGAAGTCTGAACTTGGAGTTGATGCTCTTAATAAAGATCATTGGCCTAGGATTAAAAAGCTTCTAAACGATCCAGAGTATAAATATCTACGGACACATGAAAGTATTATCTAATGAGTCTTTCCACATACTCAGATATCAAGACAAGCGTAGCTAACTATCTTAACAGAAGTGATCTGACCAGCACTATACCTGATTTTATAGCTCTGACCGAGAATCGTTTAGATAGAGAACTACGTGCAAGAGTTAATATGGTAAGAGTGCAGACTACCACAGCTGCCGATACGGCTTTTTATGATCTGCCATCTGATTTAATAGAGCTAAGAAATGTGACGTATGAGACTTCAAACAGTAATAGTCACGCATTATCTTATCTATCTCCAGAGTCAGGCAGTAGAGAGTACGGTACAACTGGTTCTGGTGCTCCCAGAGCGTATACTAATCTAGGTAAAAACATAGAAATTTTTCCCACGCCTGATGGAGCATACACACTAGGACTTAACTACTTTAAAAAACTTGTTCCGTTATCTGATAGTGTGACTACCAATGACATACTAGCTGCCTTCCCCGATCTCTATCTGTTTGGATCATGCTTAGAAGGAGCTATATATTTAAATGACTCAGAACAAACTGCAAGATTTATGCAGATATATAAAGGAGCACTTACCGAAGCCAAGGCTGCTGAAGACGCAGCAAGGTTTAGCGGTACCGTTATGCAAATGACTGTTCAGGGTGATCCGGGCAGCTTAGTTCGCAGAGGTGTCTAATGGCTACTAATTGGGTTGTAGAGAATTTCTTAATAATACAAGAGTCCGGTGGTAATATCTTAACAGAAGATTCTGACTACATTGCTCTGCAAGAGTATAACAGTACAGTTTGGACTGAACAAACGAGTACCGGAAGTGGCTAAAGAATTATTTGATATAAATGGTAAACAGGCTCCGAGGTTTAGTATAAACAACGACCTGTCTCCCTATGATATGCCAGCTCCTTTTTTTAGCTCTGGGAATAATGTAAGGTTTCTAGACGGCAAAGCTGGTAAAATACTAGGACACATAGAGGTTCTGGGTACACCAGCTGCTGCTCCCTACTGGGCTATAAGCTGGCTACAAGGTAGTACAGATCTTTGGATCTATGGTACAGCCACGTCTCTGCGTAAGATCACAGGTGTTACACATGCGGACGTTACGCGCTCTGCGGGTGCGTATACTACAATAGCTAGCACAACGAATAACTGGCAAGGTGGCGAACTAGGCGGTGTGCTGGTTGTATGTAATGGTATAGATGCTCCTCAAAGTTTTACCCAAGGTGGTTCTGTATTTGCAGACTTGGCACAATGGCCTTCTACATTGAAGTGTAAAACCATTGTACCTTTTAGAAATCACCTGATAGCTCTTAATCTTACAGATAGTGCTAGTGGTTCAGCGGTTGAAAAACCTTTTACAATTCGCTGGAGCGATGCCATACCCGTGGGGACAGACAATAATGGTAGTAACACTTGGGTTACTTCTGCGGCTGCTTCTGAAGCGGCTGAAACGTCTTTGATGGGAACTAAGGGTCACATCCTTAACGCTGTACAACTTGGTAATCTTCTTATGGTCTATAACGAGGATAGTATATATTCTCTTAGCTATGTGGGTGGTGCCTTTACTTTTAACGTCAGAGAAGTATTTAAAGATACAGGTTTGTTCAGCAGAGATGCCGTGCTAGACTTAGGCAATGGTAAGCACGTTGTGATGATAACTAATGATGTAGTTGTCCATGACGGTAACAGTATTAGAAGTATTATAGACGATCAGATGAAAACATTCTTGTTTTCCGAGATTGATTCTGTTAATTACTTTAAAACATTTATGGTACATAATAAGATCAAGAATGAAGTATGGATATGCTTCCCAGCTACTGGATCAACATACGCAGACACGGCTCTTATCTGGAACTATGTTGAAAACACTTGGGCCACCAGGGATCTACCAAATGTAAGCTACATAGCCAAGGGTCTGGTCAATCCTGTATTGGCAAATACTTGGGCTGCGTCTACCATGACATGGGCAGCTGAGACATTGAACTGGGGTCAACTTCCATATAACCCCGCCATTGATTCACTGCTCATGGTTGGCACAGACGATACTAAACTTTTTCTAGCGGATACGGGAGTTACGTTCAATGGAACTAACTTCACCACAACACTAGAGCGTAGGGGGCTCAATGCGGGGCGTACAGACGCTGTTAAGCAAATTTCTAGGGTATACCCCCGGATTGAGGGTACAGGCACTGTAAACATCTCTGTGGGGGCTGAGCTGGCTCCTAACTCTGGCGTCGTGTATAACGACCCGGTTACGTTTACCATAGGTACGGACAATAAGGTAGACTGTAGAGTCAAGGGTAGGTACGCTGCTATTAAGATAGAGAGCGATGCTGCCTCCCAGTTTAGACTGTCTGGCTACGCTATAGAATCAGAGATTGTGTCAGATCGATGACCAGAGAGTTTCTAAGATTTGATCCTTCAACGTGTCCTACTGAGTTAGAGAGTATACCTAGATTTATAGACTCTATGCTTTTAGAAATTAGATCTGTTTTAGACTTGGTAAGAGACGGCCACTTAGACGTAACTAACGTGGCACCTAGTGATCCACAGCAGGGAGATATAAGATATGCTGATGGCAGTAACTGGAATCCCGGAGGGACGGGCGAGGGAATATATTTTTTCAACGCCGCTTCTGCATGGGTTAAGTTATAGGCTTGTAAACCACAATAGTCCACTGTTGAAGAAAAAGCTAGCTTATTGTCGTGACTACTTAGAGAAGGCAATAGAAAGAAGTAACTGCGAAGATCTATTTAACGCAGATGATTTAATTAAACGTGTCTTGGATAAGCAAAACGATTTTTGGATTTCTATAGACAGTGACGATGATATAAAGGGATGCTTTATAATAGGTTTTGGAAGCATGCCAAGAGCAAAGGGAATAAACGCTGAAGCTATTGGCGGCAAGTTTAATTTCCCAGATGCAGTACCCGTAGTTGAAAAATACTATAAAGAACTAGGATTTAAATTTTTTGAAATGGCAGGTCGTAAAGGTTGGGAAAAAGTAATGGAACCTTTAGGATATGACTTCAAAAGTATAACTATAAGAAAGAAGCTATAAGATGGCATCAATTTTTAGAAGTCCCGAACCCTCAGTTACACAGGTGTCAACACCAAGTAGCTCATCTGGGATTATTGAGACCTCTCCTTGGGGACCGGTAAATCCTTTTATAAGAGGTTTACTACCAGAAATTCAGAGTCAGTTTACTGATGACCCTGCGTTGTTCAGGGAAAGCTTAGTCCCTGAAGACGCTGCTCAGACACTGGCAGCTAGAGACATTTTTGGACAAGTTGGTCAGGCGTCTGCAGCTCAGGCTCCCATCTATCAGGACTTGTTTAATCAACAGGCAGCTATAGCAGGAGGAGATCCTCTGCAGGATCCACTTCACTTAGCTCGTACACAGGCTATAGCAAACCAAGCCAGACAGTTTACTGAGGGTGATAAACTCTTGGCTCAGCAGCAAGCTATAGACGCTGGTCAATTTGGACTAGGTAGCACAGCTTTGAAAGAGTTTGAAGCTAACCAGCAAATTCGTAGAGCAGATCTAACGCAGCAACAACTTGTTCAGTCTCTAGATGCTGCAAGGCGCGAGCAACGTGAGGCTAGACAAGCTCTTTCTGGATTAGGGCGAAGTCAGTTAGATGCTCTGACAGCTCCCGGTACCATACAACAGGGTATAGGTAGGGACGTAGAGTCCAGAGGGGCTGCACGCTTAGCTGACGCTGCAAGGCTAGCCACGCAAGAGCAAGCAGCTAAGAGAGCACAGCTTACTGATCTTACTACTATACTAGGTGGTCTAGGCACTTTGGGCGGTACCAGAGCATCAGCGGGTAGCGCGGAATCATTAGAAAATGTAAAAACTCCTCAGGCAAGTACTGCTTCTCAAATTGTAGGTCTACTTAGTAATGTTCTAAGCAGAGGGGGGCAGTAAGATGGCAGAGACAATCTACACAGCTATACAGAAAAAACTCAGCGAAGAGGCGACTGCTCGACGACAAGCTATTGCAGATGCAAATGCAAGAAATTATTTAAGCTTACTTACTAAGGGGCAAAAGAGAGATTCACTGTTATCCGATGTTAACACGTCTGAACAAGACGCTATGAATGCAAGTATAAATAGTGCTGTAAAACAAGGTAGAAATATAGCTGAAAGTCAAAATTCAAAGACTGCTGTTCAGAATTTTATAGGACAATTAACAGGTACTGCTCCTAAGAAGACTTCGTTTTTAGACAACCTGCTCAGAGTGGGTAGTGGCATGGGTCAGACACCCGGTATATCTTTCGCGTCAGACTTTATAAGAAGTTCACAACGTGACCAAGCAGCTCAAGCAGCAGCTGAACAAGCACGAGCTAACAGAGCTCTTAAAGAAGCAGACTTGGCTGCTAAACGTTTAGCAGCTGAAGAAAGAGCAAATCTTGAACTAAGAAGGGTTCAAGCGTTAGAGGGAACTAGAGCGGATACACAGCAAAGATTTGAGAAAGGAACTTTGAAACCAGATCAAATAAGTGCTGCAGTTAGACAGTCGTTAGGAAGACAACCAGAACTTAAAGAGCAACTGGATGGCTTAATAGGTCTTGGGGATCAGGCAGTAGCCGAAGTTGGTATAGTATACGATGAACTTCGCAAAGCAGATAAAACTGGAAAAGGCCAAGATACTCTTGTAAGAGAGGCTGTCGCGCGGGTTATTAATATTAAAGCTGCTGCTGATCCAGTTGTGAACACAGGTATGGGCCCTAAGACTATTATTAAACCAGGGGCAACGAGATAGTAATGGCTGAAGTACGCACCCTAACTCTGGACGATATATATAGTAACGACGCTCTGCGTTCAGGTGGTTATTCTCCCGGCGATACCTATACTATGGGTAGCGATGGTTCCGCAACTGTTACCCGTGTGCATAGCGAAGAGGGTTCAGAGATTGATCTGGGTGTCTCAATGACTCAAGAGATTATAGATGCACAGAGCGAAGAAATTAAAGCGGAGATGGAAGAGCAAGGAGTAGTTGTAGGAGATAGGTATATACCAAGTGAGAATCGTTTTATAGACACTGGTAAAAACAGTATGTGGAAACAGCTGGACTACGGTTTCTCGGAAGAAGCTGGGATGCTGCAGAACATTAACGATACTTTGGAAGCACGCCTAGACGAACAAGACGACGGTTGGTTCAGTTGGTTTGATCCTACTGCCGGAGGGTTTGATCTAGGTGTTCCAAGTAGTCTTCCCAAAACTAGAGAAGAAAGATACGGGAAAGGTTTTGAGGACGCTAGTGTAGAACAACGTACAGCTATGATTAAAAGTGCTGCTGATAGAAAACGTCTGGACAAGTTTGGCAGACGCTTTGAACCCAACCCTGATAGTACAGCCAGAACTGTAGGACGAGCTGGCAGTGCAATTTTAGATCCAACGTCAGCGTTCCCTGTAGGCAGGGCTCTTAAAACTGCAATACCTTTGGGTGCAGCTCTGGGCGGGTTGTACAGTGCTACCTCTGACACAGCGGAGGGT